ATTCCCCGTGGCTACTCCAATTACAGTTCGTGATCCCGGCTTAAATCGAGAAATCCTACGGGAAGGTCGCATCAGCACGCCCGCGATGCGGGAGATTGCGGGCAGCACCCTGTCGTCCTACGGGATGCTGGGCGGACAGCCGGGGATGGCCGACATCCAGTCTTTCCAGAACCTTCTGGGACAGGTTGGGGCTTACAATCCCGAGCTTACCCGCATTGCCTCGGAGCAGACGATTGCCGCGAATCGGGCTCAACGGGAGGCTAATATTGCCGATGTTCAGCGTCTCAGTCAGGCTGCGATGGAGGCCCAGCGTGCGGCCAATCCTGAGCTTTATTCGACCCTTGGCACCTATCTACCTGCGGCTACGGGGATGTTGGCTACGGACCTTGAGCGGTTGCAGGGTGCCGGGCGCTTGAGCGCGGAGGATGTCCGTATGGCCCAGCAGTCTGCCCGTGAGGCTTCCTTGGCCCGTGGGCGGGAGATGGATATGAGCGGTATGGCGGCGGAGGTGCTCAATCGTGACGCCCTTGCCCGTCAGCGGCAGAACGAAGCCCGCGCCAACGTCCAGCAGTCGATGCAGAACGTCTATGGGGGCATTGGGGCGGCGCAGGCTGCTACCTTCAATCCCTTCGCTGCACTTCTGGGTCAGCAGTACGGGATGCAGACCTCCAATGTGGGCCTCAATCAGGCTCTCTTTGGTCAGGGTACTGGGTTCAGCTCTGGCGCTCTCAGCAATCAGTTTGTTCAGGGCTTGCTCAATCCGTACAGCTCCTATGCTGCGGATGTCTATGGCTCCAACTTCAATGCTGCCAATGCCCGAGCCATTGCGGAGGCCAATGCCAATGCTGCGGCTCAGGGTGCTGAGGCTCGCCTTATCGGCGGTTTGGCTGGCACTACTCTGAACTACGCCATCCCGTCGTTCTTGGACATCTTCAAGAGCCCGACTCCGGTTAAGACTAATCCCATTACCTGATATGCCCTACAATCCCGGAGTTGTTGATCGTAGTGGTGAGATTCGGGCCGAGAGTCAGTTGGCTGCTGGCAATGCCCTGCTTCAGGGCCTTACTAGCGGAATCGAGACCTACAAAAAGAACCGCCTTCAGAATCAGATTCTGACCGGCGAGAACGATGCTTTGCTGGCTGGCTTGCAGCAGCTTCAGGGGGTACAAGGTGGTGCCGCGATTGCTAACTTGGCCCCGGCTGGGATGAATAAGCTCATCGAGAAGCACACTCAGGGCGGTGGGCTGGGCCTCAATGAGTCGATGCAGCTCAATGCGATGCTGAACACCACCCTGAAGACTGCTCAGGCTGGTCAGAAGCTGCAGGCGGACGCTCTTAATCAGCGAGTCTTAAATCAGCAGCTGGAGAACGAAATCTTCAAGGGCCAGCAGGCGCAGAAAGACGTTACTGGGCTTGGCAAGGCTTTGAAGGAGATTTCTGCGATTGAGAACCCCTCTCAGACGCAAATCTTCGACATTCTGTCTAAGCAAGACCTGTCTCCGGCAGCGATGAACCAGTTCGGAGAAATCTTCAAAGGTACCCTCGCCAGAACGGCCAAGCCTGCGACTGGAACCGAGGCCCTTTACCAGTCTCGGAGGCAGGCATTTATTGAAAAGAGTGGCCGTGCTCCTACGGCTGCTGAGGATGCCGAGATTCGTCAGGGCTCGATTGAAGCTGGGCGCGCCCAGAGCACTACCAATATCGGGACTGGATTTGCCGGTCAGCTCTTTACCGACCTAAACAAAAAGAAGTCGGATATCTTCGCGCTCCGTGAAGTTCTTGCCAATTACGACACCGCCATAGATGAGGTGTCGAAGGGAGGGATTTCGGGTCCGGGCGGAGAGATTAAGTTTCAAGGAGCTAGGGCCCTTCAGGCATTTGGAATTAACGCATTCAAGTCAGAGGCTGAAGCCTATCAAGCTGCTGGATCTGCCTTGGCGGCTTCTGCCCTTTCGATGGCTCGTATGCTTCCGGGCTCGTTCACGGAGAAAGAACTAGTCTTTCTTAATAATGTCGTTAGTGGTGCCGAGAAGGTGCCAAGTTTGGATGCTCTCAAGCAGCTTCGCTCTCGCTTTGCGTCTAGACTTGAGCGTCAGGAGAAGGTTTTTGAATCGGAAGTTAATGCATTTGGCGAAGCCTCTAAGGAAGATCCAAATATCAAAATCGGGTTCCGAATTCTTTCTGCAAAGCCTAGTGCCGAGATGCCGAGTCTTCCTCCGAATTTCTAATGGCTACACGCGACGAAATTAAGGCCGAGTACGCTGCGGCTGTTGCGGCTAAGGACGTTGAGCGTGCAAAAGCTGCTGTGGCTAAAGCCAATGCCCTTTTGGCCCAAGAGCAGGCTTCATCTGCTACTGCCACTCAGTCCACCCAAGCGGCTGCTGCTCCTATGGCCGTACAAGCTCCGGCCCAAATTCCTGAGCAAGCAGGCAACTTCCAGCCTCCGGCTTCTGCGTTTTCTGCTGCTCGCCCTGATGTGGCTGGGGCTCAGTTCCAGCCTCCTGAAGGGTTGCGCCAGTTCCTTTACTCTTCGCTTGAGACGGTTCCGCCTGCGCTCGCTTCGATGCGTCTTGCGGCTAGCACTACCCCGCAGGGGATGGCGTATAACGTGCTAGCAACGGGACTTACTGCTGGGCTTGCCCAACTTAGCTCTATTGGTCTTAAGGGCGGTGATGTTACTTCACCGGAGTCTTTAGGTAAGGCCGCTAAGGCCAGCATTGAGTTTGGGCCTCCGGGACCGATTCTGGGCGGTCGCGCCTTTCTTGGGCTTCAGGGCGGCTTCTCTAAGGCCGCTCAATCTGGCATTTTGGCAGGAACTGCGGCTGCTACTGGAGCTGGTGCAGAACAGATGGTAAGTGGTAAGAACATCACCCCTGAAAAGAACTGGGAAAACGCAGTTCTTCCGTCTCTTACTTCAGCTAGCTTGTTCGGGCTTGGTCAGGCTGGTGGCAGACTGTACGAGTTTGGCTCACAAATCGCGGCTAGGCGTTCTTTCTTCCAGTCGCTCGGCATTAAGAATCCTACCCTTGCCGCTATTATGCCGGAACGATTCGGCGTTGTAGAGTCTGCCGGACAGTACACGGACCCAGCCCTTGCTGCTCAACGTGCTCAGATGGAGGAAGACGCTTCGTCTATGGTTATGGGCAAGTTCCAAAACGGGAACTTTGCCTCTAACGAGCAAGTAGCCAACCTCATCAATCCGCAGATTGCAGCGATTCGGGATGCCGATAACTTCGTAAAGGCCGCTAATGCCACTTACGAACAGGCTAACGCTGCTTATTTAGCCGCTCAGGCCAACACTCAGTTGAACCCTGTTCAGAAGGCTACTGTCCTTCAGGATGCCAAAGAACAGGTCTATCGCGCTGTTCAGGATCAGGCTTCGGCAATCCTAAATCGCCGCAAGATCAACCCTGTTGAGATGAGTGGTCAAGCTGAAGAGGTTTCTGGTGTTCTTCAGAATCTGATGACCCTTCGCAGCAATGTTGCGAAGGACAAGTATGCTCCGTTGCGTTCCATTGGTGCCGTTTTCTCGGTGGATGAAATTGAGGATGCGGCTCGTAAGGGTATGGGCGCATACGCCGACACGGAGCAGGGTAAGGTGATTCTTAAAGGCATTCGTGGCTACACCGGTGACGGGGTTCAGGTGTCCCCTGAGCGCGTGAACCCGGAAGCGGCTTTTGATCCTACCGCTCCGATCACCCTGCCTTCTGAAACGCGGTTTGACCTTGAGGCCGTTCGCCAGATGCGCGCTGGCATTTCCGAGATCATTGATGCTCAAGAAGCGGGCTTTCAAGGCAGGATGGAACGTGAGGCCAGTAAGGCTTATGCCGCCATCAACGATAGGGTTCGGGATCGCCTAGAGGGCCTCGGTACTAAGACTTTGGCGCAACAATGGGATGCGGCTCGTGATTACTGGGCAAGCACGTTCCGCGCAATGGAGAGCGATGACAGGGTTCTCCGTATGCTCGTTAAGGGCAAGGCTACGACCGACGATATTGGCTTAATTGCATCCAAGCTGGTTGGAGCGGATGCTGGGACCATCAAGGCGCTCAATGGGTTTGTCGATGTCGTGTCTCAGTCCGATCCGGTTCAGCGAGACCTTACGTTGTCTGCCATTGGTTCTGCGGTCTCTAACCACCTGATGTTCAAGCATACATTGGCTGACGGAGGGACCAACTGGAATGGGCTCTTTGACGAGGTTCTGCGCTATTCTGGAGTTCAGGGCGTAGAACGCATCTTCCCGGTGGCGAAGCTTGGACTCGGAACCCGTCAGCAGATTCAGCAGAATCGGGCTGTTGTTCGGGACTTTAAGGATCGCGGGCTGACGGATACGGCTATTACTGAGGCGTTCAATAGCCCGCTGTTCCAAGAGGCGGTGGCCGCTGGTTCTTCTGGCACTAAGGCTCTTACAAGGAGTCTTGCTGAGGCCGAGTTTCGTCAGCGTGTTTTGACGGCTCAAGGACTAATAGCTGCGGGACTTACTGCCAAGGCTAATGCTGAGTTTTCCAAGGCCAATCAGGCCCTTCAAGTAGCTGGTCTTAGCAAGGGTCAGGCACAGCAGAGGGTTCAGGAATTGCAACTGGATCCGGCCTATCAGGTACTTAGCGGTCAAATTGAGCTAAGTAAGGCTCCTGAAGTTACTGCTGGCCGGATTGGCGATCTCTTGCTCAAGACGGATGAGCCGACAGCTAGGATGTGGGTCAATCATCTCAAGAAGACTGACCCCAACGCCTTTGATGTCATCGCTACGAATACTCTTGGCAACTTCTTAGAATCTAACCTTAAGTCGGCTGGTGCAGTTACCCGGGCTGGATTTGAAGGCGATCCACGGGTTGTCGATTTCACCAAGCTTCGCACGCAATTCAGCATTCGGAATAGCGACTACGCTAAACTTCGGGCCATTTTGCCGGACGAGACGATGGCTCGTCTTGATGCTATGCCTGCCGTCGTTCGCCTGATGGACGACGCTTTGAATTCAAGGCCCGTCTCCGATAGTTCTCTTCGGCGTATGGCCCAGATTCTTGGCTTAGGGCTTGGTTTTGTCCAAGACATCCCGGCTGGCAAGATTCCTATTGAAAGGTTTGGCAATCGTCGTTGGTTCGAGAAGTTTGGCGATATTGTCGCCAACAATTCCTACAACTTGGTTGCCAAGCAGCTCCTGAACCCGGAAAGCAACATTGTTGGCTTTGGGGGTAGCTACGCCGACTTTGTTAGCCGCCTCCCCACCCAGCAGGCCACCATCCTCCTCTTCGACAAGAAGCTGGCGGATCAGATGGCTCGGCAAGATGAGCGGGATCGGGCTAAACAAGGTCAGCCCACTCGCTGATCCGCTCGTACCACCCCGGTTCCAGCCAGAACCGTTGCCCGTCCGTAGGGCCGGACCATATCTCCCCTAGGTAGGTCGGCTGGCCCGCGTCTGGGTGCGGGGCTGTACCCACAAGTGTGAACTTGTGCCTGCTGACAGGCATTACGGTGAGCCCTTCCTTAGATTCCACCAGAACCCCTTCTACGTGGGGTTTGAACTGGTAGAGCGGCTCTAGTACGTCTTGCACGGCAAAACCCCTTAAAATCGATTCTAGGGCCCTCTGTGAGCGTTTTAGGCGGTGCCCCGGATGCGTAGTTCGATGTGGTCCTGTCCCCCGGCACCTATCCTGATGGGGGTGATCTCAAACTCGATCCAGCCTAGGGCTGCGGGGGACCGGCCTGCATCCACGTTGTAAGAGACCCGCCCAGACTCGTAGGCTTTTAGGAAAGACCCGGTACGGCCCAGCCAAGGGGTGCGTTCACGGATCACCACCCCGGTCTCCCTGTTGTCCTTCAGGGCGATGCGGGGCGAGGAAGGAATACACCCCTTTCCGTGGGTGTGCCCCATCAGATAGATGTCGGCGTCTGCCGTACTGAGCATCTTCTCAATGGTGTTGAACTGGGCTCCCGGCGTCGTTCCTCCTCCCTTCCCGTGATGGGCGAAGATGTCTAGTTGGTGGGTGGCCTTCCTCCCCTTGAATGTGAGGGCTATACGCACAAAGGCACACACCCCCAGAAACTTTGTGCCCAAAGCCGCTGCAAGTAGGTGATCGGTAGTCTGACCATCGCCCACATCAAAGTAGTGATTGCCACCAAGAAGACCAAGGCAGCGACCACGCATAAACTGCAACTCATTAGCAAGAGTGCGACTGACGCCCTTATAAACATCTTTGAGGGTGTTCTTAGTTGTATCGTGGAGCGGGCCGAGAACCATACGTTCCGAGGTGCTTATGCCATCCGTGTAGTCGCCCATCCCGAGGAAGATGGCGTCCTTCTTGGCCTTGGCGTACTTGAGGAACTCCTCCCAATGGGAGTCTGCGAACATATCGGAGTCCCGGTGAATGTCTCCGAATGGAATGAGGTGGAAGGGCTTTCCCGGCTCCACCTCCAGTTCAACCTTATGCGCGACGAAGAGCCCGGTGGTTTTCATTTCTTATTGGCCTTCCTTATCTCGCGTTGCTGTGCCGTAACTTCGGAGTGGCATTCCGTACATAAAAGACGGAACCCTGCGGCCTCGACAAAAAGCCGGGAGACGTACTCATCCCATCCTCTGAATCCGCGTACAGGGTCCACGACGGGCTCGATGTGATCAATATGGGTTTCTGAATTGCCAACGACCTTTTTGCAGGCGGAGCAGACGTACTGATTTCGTCCAATTCTCGCAGCCTTGCGGCAAGTATGCTTAGGCCCCCATCGCCCAGAAGCCCGACGCAATGCAGATGTAATGAATGAACGGAATTTAGCGGCGCTCCAAGTTCCATTGTTGTAGGGCTTCAACATTTCATCAAAGAGAGTGGTAGGTAGGCGTTGTCTCGCATTGCCGTTCCTCCATTGCAGGTGGCCTGCGTTGACGTTCGCTCCACCTTAACATCGACCGTCCACTCCCCCTGTCCGTCGCACACCTTCCACCAGACCGTCTTGGTCTCTGGGATCAGGTAGACGAGTAGCAGGCCGGGGCAGCGGAGTGACTTAGCTACCGACCTAAGCTTCTCCAGCTTTGAGAAGGTGACTAAGTAGGAGCCAAAGCCGGAAAGCTGCTGATAGGTGAGATTGCGGGTTTTCACCTCCGCAACCCCTACGATGGACGAGCGCCACAGGATGGCGTCTACGTCTGCATCTGAGGTGTCGGTGGTAGTGGCATAGCCCACCTTCTTAGCGGCACAGAACGATTGCAGACACAGATGCTGGTAGCTGATGTACCGGCGACCATTCTCCGTGTTGCAATCGAGGCTCATCCTATCGTTCTCCGAATGACCTCATTGCCCAGCCATAGGACGCAGGCGTGGATGTGCTTGCATCTATCTCTGTCTGTTTGGGGGTACTCAGCATTCTTACCTTCTTTCAGGCGGGGCTGGCATCTGGTCTCCCAGTCCCGGCAGGTGCATTGACCCCTCCCCTTGTGGAGGGAGAGGTCGATGACGTAGAACTCCTCTTCCTTCGACTCACTTGTTACGTGGAAGAGAAGTTGACCTCTGTGCTCAATCGTCACGGAGGGCCTCTGACCTGATACGTTCACCACGAGCTTGGGTGAACTTGTGGTAACGCTCCATTGCCCGGAACTGTTCCACGGGGTCTTCTTCAGCCCCGATGTCGTTGACCAGTTCTTCCATCAAACGCTCTTCAAGTGTCTCTAGCTTTCGCATATAGGTAGTTGTGTTGGGTCGCCCATTTAGGATCGGCGTGAATCAGGTTATGACAGGGGCGACAGACTGCCATAAAGATACGAGTGTCACAGAGCTTCCCCCCACGCCCGAGGGGAAGCTTGTGGTGAATGTCCTGTGCGTCGCTTCTCTGACAACACTCACAGGACGGGTTGACTGACAAATACTCAGCCTTCAGCTCCCGGTAGAGCTTCAGGGCTTCCTGCCTTTTCCGGCTTACTTTTCTTAAAGGTGAGCGTCGCAAGTTTGTCGTGGAGTTTCCAGAGCTGTTTAGCAGTCTGGGGGTTGAAGGCTTGAGCCATCCCAGCGCGCATTGCTACGCACTTACGGATGTTCTGCCAGTCTCCGATGCTAAGACCGGCGGGGATCGTAGGCATTCTTGTACCTCCAAATTTGGGCTGCCGAGCAGAACAGTTCGAACGCCTCGCGCATCTCAGCGGCTGAGTATTCAACCACTTCGATACGTCCGGGTTCCGTCGTGGATATGTAGACGTTGTAGCCTACGGAGTTCTCCTTTATCGGTCCACCATTGCACCAGTACGCAACGTGGTACGCCGCGATTTGAGGGATATGCCCGAATTTAGGAGTGATGGGCTCTCCGGGAGTGGTCTTCGTGCTTTTAAAGTCCAAGATTCCGCACAGCATTCCTTTGGTCACCGCAAGGTCCGTAGTCCCGGCATATCCATACTCGTGTGAAACAACGGTCACCTCAGAGTCCGCGATGTCCAGCCCCAGCTCCTTCACCTTGTTGATGGCGTTCATAGCCATATCCAGCTCAGGGCCAGCGTGAGGAACGGGCTGTCCCTTCAGGTCTGCCTCGATGTTGGCGTGGATGCGGGTCCCTAGCTCGGCAGCGTCCGAAACCTCGTCCAGAGCCTTGGAAAGGGCACTAGCGACGTATTCCTCCATCTGCTCATCTCCGATGGGAGGAGCGTGAAAGCAGTACTCCGCGACCTTGCCCATCTTCCAGCGGTTCAAAGCTGGGTTGTCGATGACCGACAGGATGCCGGTGATGGACGGAAGGAGACCTTGCTCCTTCGCGTCCCGAATCGTGGTGGCCCGGAAGGGATTCTTGGCCCCTTTTTTGGTCGGCTGCGTGTGTGCAGCCGCGCCTTCCGTGGTGTACCAATGCATCAGAGTTCGTCCGAGGAGGACGGCTTCGGGTTTCGGGGCTCGCTGATGTCTAGGGACAGGAACTTCCCCACCCGCTGGGACTCGCGAATCCAGCCAGCGAGGCGGTATTCCTTGCCGTTAACGTTCAGCGTTCCGGTGTAGTCCGGCTTCTTGGAACCTTCCGGCTTGTTAGCATCACGGAAGAGAGCGCCCTTGTTGGTGTTATCGTAGGTCATATTATTGTTGGTTGTGGTTTGGGTTACGGATCAAACTCCTAAAAGCTCACGAAGCTTCGCATTGCGTGCACTCAGCTCGTGCACCTCTTTACTGAGGCGGACAATCTCGCGTTTCTGGTACTCCTCAAGGCTGATTTGGAGTTGCTTGCCGGTCTTGGCATTGATTGACCAGACCTTCCAAGGAACGTGGATTTGCGTGTAATCCGCGAGACTCGGCTTCTTAGCCTTCTTCCGTTTCATCAGAAAGGATCGTCCTTCTGGACGGGCTTAGGGGTGAACTTGGTGACGATTGGACGTGCAGCCTCGCCATCGTCGTCTTCCTGCGTGATGCAGAGGAAGGCGGCGAGGGCGTAGCGGCGCAGATAGGTTGTGGCCGAGCCCACTCCCTGCGGGTCAGCCTTGGGCAGCGGGGAGCTAGCCGTGTCCTCGATCCATTGCCCGGAGGTATGGAGGAGACGGGTGGTCAGATGCACCCGATCCCCACCGTCTCCGAGGGTCTGGAGGACTACGATGCCAGCCTTATTGAGCGGGGCTTTGGTGGCCTCAATCACGCTCCCGAGGGAAGCGTAAGAGTTCTTGAAGTGCGGGTTCTTGGCGTCCTTAGACGCATTAGCCACTTCGCGTTGAGCGACCAACAGGGCCGCGCTGATCAGGTCAATTTTGTCCGATGTTTTCATCTGTGTTTAGCATTTCGTTGGTTTCCTGCATCCAAAGCATCGCCATCTCGGCAACTTCAGCCTGCTCTTGGCAGGTCGGTTCTTCAAAGCGGTTAAGGAAGCCGCTGATGACTAGCGCAGCTTTAGCGAGCTGCGTCTCGTAGTCGTTTCGTGTGAGTTTCATTTTTATCATCTTTATCTCGTTTCTCTTGTGGTGGATTCTTCTGCGGAAGGGAAGCCTTTTCTTTTCCGAAAACTCTATCCCAGCCAGTACGAAAGGCTTCCGAGTGATTATTCCTAGGTGAATCGCCTTTGCCGTTCATCGTGCGAGCTGTTGGAACTTGGTGGTCGGGCGGTTGAAGACCATCCGAATCGAGGCGCAGCCGTTGTCCCGGCCCTTCGCTTGCACGATTTCCACCTCTAAATTCTGCACGGTCTGATCGTTGAGGGTTTGCGTCCCTCCCTCGGAGTTCTCGGTGGGAAGATGAATGAAGATGACTCGATCAGCGTCCTGCTCGATGTTGCCGGACTCCCGCAGGTCTGAGAGGCGGGGAATGCGGTTCTCTCTCTCCACTTCCCGGCTCACCTGAGCCAGCAGGATGACGGGGATGCCCATCGAGACGGCCAAATCTTTGAAGGCGAGGGTCGTCTGTCCAATGGCGATGTCGCGGGTCTCCCCCTTCCCGTGCGGGGGCACGTAAAGCTGGAGGTAGTCGATCACGACGGCTTTGACCTGCATAAACGCTTTGCAGGCTTCGATGCGGGCGGCGATCTGGGAGGGATTTCGATCCGAGTCGAAGATGTGCAGCCGCTTCGACAGGTTGGTCTCGATGTCCTTCAAGGCGTTCTCAAATGCCTTAATCTGGTAGGGGTTCGCTTGCCGGGATTCGATGGCACGGACGGAGACGCCCGACATCATCCCAGCCAGTCCCTTACAAACTTTTTTCACCGGCATCTCGCGGCTGAACAACAGGGTGTCGCCGTATTTAGTAGCGAAGTGGCGGCAGATGTCGCGGGCCATAGAGGACTTACCGACACCCGGACGGGCGGCGATGACGATCAGTTCCCCACCAGTCGCGGCCCCCAATTCCTTGGTCATATCCGGCCAAGGCCAAGTCATCCCTGTCTGCTCGGCCTCACCTGATAGAAGCTTCGCCAGATCCGCCATCACCTGACTCGCGGCGTCCTTGAGACTTACCTGCGTAGCCGTCTGATTTCGGATAGCCAGAACCTTGCTGATCTTGGCTACGAACTCATCGACCTGTGGTTTGCCCGCTAGGGCCATTTGCGTCGTCTCTGAGGCCACCACAGCCAGTTCGCGGGCCTGATACAGGTCACGCAGGGCATCTAGGCTGTAGACGAAAGCTAGGGGCGTAGGCGAGGCTCCTGAGATGTCGGAGAAATTAGCCAGCCCTCCGCATCGCTTGAGGTCAGGATCGGTCTTCTTGAGCTCCGCGCAGATGATGTGCGGCTCCAGTCCAATCCCCCGGATGTGGGCCTCGTTGACCTGCTTCCAAATGACCTTGGCAAACTGGTTGTAAAACCAAGCCTCTGTGACTTTGTAGTCCAGAGCTTTTAGGAGGGCCGATGGACCCTCGTTCATCACGACCGAGAGGACAATCCTCTCAGCCTCTTCATTGTGCGGGAGTTTCATTTTGTATCTTTCTGCGTGCTAGGATGTGTTTGTATTCCTCGTTGGTGAGGTAGTGTCTCTGGTAGCCCATCGTTGTAATTCGATGGGATACGGTTTTCGGATCGATCTGCCGAAACTCAGCCCGCAATTCTTTGAGGGTCATTCCTGATCGTAGCGCGTTTTCAAACTTTATCCGTAAAGATAGAGTCGAGTTTGGCGATCTGTGCCACGCTGAGGTGTTGGAAGACTTCTGGGTCTCTGATGAAGGCTGTGAGGGCATATATTTGTGTTTCGAGATTGGCGGCGAACTCGGCTTTGACCTTGGCAGGTCTGCCGCATTGCAGGACATCAAGCTGTGCTTTGTCGGTTAGTGGAGTCACGTAACCAACCTCCTATCAACGCCCCGCTTATCAGCAATCGCGATTCGCTCGGCCTCAGTTGCCCATATGAGCTTTAGTCCGATGCGTCGTCTCTGACGTTTGATCGCACGCCATCCGCAATGGAGGTCTGCGATGATCTCCTTGACCATCTGCATTTGCATAAGGCGGCGCTCTATCTCCTGAGCCTTGGGATGCATTGGGTAGCTCACGGCTGCTCCTCCTTCGGTTGATGCCAAGGATCGCGGCACAACGCCATCTCACCATTGAAGTTGGTGATGATGTAGCCCTCCTTAATGATCAATTCCCGCAGAGTATCAGCCTCTTTTTCTAGAGACTGGATTTCTCGCAGCAACTTCATATAGCCGGTACTAAGCCCTCTGTGCGCTGTGGCGACGGTCTTGATGTCCATCTCCATCCGCGCAATGGCCTCAGCAACGTGGTCCTTGCTGATGTCGGTGACGTTTACGATTGGCACGGTTTCTCCTTTCGGACGGCGTTTACGGCACTCTGGGCGTATTCAGCAATCTCGGCTACGGTGACGCCGGGAACGTCTTTCCCCTTAGCCAAAGCCTCTAGCACATTGACCAAGTTGCGATTCTGCCGCGCCATCTTGCACACCTCCCGCACCAACGTCTCGTCGCTGCGATCCGCGGCATTCTCTCCGAGTACTACGTCTGCCATAGTGGCAAGATGCAGCCCCTGAAGCGCCTTTTCGCGCTCCAGTTGTTTTACCTTCCCGACCAACGGAGCAACACAAGTGCAATGCTGCTCCTCGGGTCGATGCTCTAGGGCGTGCGCTACCGCATTCTCCCAGTCATACACCTTTTCCCGTAGGGCCTCGTTTTCAGCAAACATCAGCTCGCTCTGCCGCTGGCCCTCACACTCCCGGCCATCACAAGTCTCACAGAGCCAGCCAGTCCGAGCGTTGTCCAATTGCCGTTGGAGGTCGTCCACCTGAGCCTTCAGTTCCGCCTCGCGGCGGTAGTAGGCTGAGATGGCGATCATATCGCCGTGCTCGTTAATCAAGACGCACCTCCAATCTGCTTGATGTAATGAACGGCTCGGAGGGCGTTGTCTCGCATCATCGCCCGGGCTCCCTGCCGGAATTGGTCCCGAGTTTCGTATCGGGAGTTCAGCCGATGCGTTTCGGCCCGTCCGAGGAAATAGGCGGCCATCGCCGCCGGGCTGTATAGGGCTGGTCTTTTAATCTTCATTGTGTGCTGCTTTCTCTGTTTGGTTTTGGTTTCCTACGACGGGGCGTTTCCCCGTCTGCATCCATTCAAGGCACAGGAGATACCCGTGCGCGTCAATCAAATTGTCGTCCTTCGGCTTATGTGCCTGACGCCTAAGCTTTAAGGCCGTCATCATCAGCGGAACGTCCTCTGCGGTGATGGGGCTGGTGAGCCGGGTGTTCAATAGTCCGGTCCACATCGCGGCGATCCCTGAGAAGTCCTGATCTGGGGTGCCGTAGCTCTCGTTCCGGTCCCCGGTGATTAGCCTGATGGCTTCTTCGGCGTGGTTCACTCAAAGTCCTCCCGGTCAGGGCCGTCTTCGCTTTGAATCACGATTCCGACTACGACCCCAATGAGGAAGCCGAGTCCGCTGCATATTAGTGTCATCATCTTTGGTTTTAGGTTTAGCTGACTTTGTATTTTCCGGTGAACTGCAAGGCGAGCTTGAAGTCCTCCAGTAAAACCTTTTCCCCGACCATCCGCGAGAACCAGCCCGATTCCAACGGAAGGCTTTGACCTAGGGCTTTGGCGGTCGGGTGCGTAATGCCGTAGCGGTGAGTCCGGCACAATTCCAGCAGTTGCTTTGTGAGCACGATCTTGCCCTCAGCATCTGCGGCAGGAAGCGCGGGAAAATCGACCTGATGCTTGGCCCTTTTAGGCTTCGGAGGCGTTGGCATCTTCGGTGCCTGCTGCTCCTGATGCGGCTTCCCGTGAAACACGCTATGGCAGCGATGGCACATACAGATCAGGTCGTCCAAATGCTCCAGTTCGTAGCCGCGATGCTCATAGGTGCGGTGATGCGCGGCGAGGTCCATCTGGCTGTTGCAGACTTGGCAACGATGCCCGGCGCGAGCCTTTACGTGCTTTGACACCAAAGCCCAGTACGGGGTCTTCAGGTAGTCAGCGTAAGGCATATGAGGCCCCGGACCTTTAGGGAGCGGCGGGTAATACCGCATAAATGCGCGTTGCTTGCTCATACGGCAGTCGGAAACGGGAAGCGAGTGCGCCCGCCATACGGGTTGATCACGGTGGCGTATCCGTCTCCCTTTAGCTCGACCCGGTAATCGTGGTATGCGTTGGGGCTTAGAGTGGGCTTCAGCGTGCGAAGCATAGCTGCGTGCGCTGCGCCCTTATGCAGCACTCCAAGGTTCTCATCCTTGGGGAGACTATGCATATGGTGCATACCAAGGTTAGTATTCTTAGTATTATCTAAGTTATGTACCTTGGTGTGCATATGGTGCATACGTAGTTCTACGCCATTAAGGGTAAGAACGTAGGCGTTGGACCTAGCACTATTTCCCGGCTTAACCCTTATCAGCCCTTTGTCCTTTAAGGACTTAAGGGCGGCAAAGACCGCCCGCACCGAGAGATTAGCCTTCTCAGCAATCGTCGCGGATGCAGGGTTGCATAGGCCCGTCTGCGCGTTGCGGCAGCGCCAGAGGTAGGCGAGCACCCAGCCTTCTTGCGGGGTAAGCCCGAGGTCGAACAGCCAAGCCGGAATAAACGGCTCACGGCCAGCGCACACATCTGTTGAGTAGGTTGTTGTCACAAGCAAAAGGCCCGCCAAGTGCGTGCTTGACGGGCCATTGCTTGAACAACCCACCCGAGGATCAGTCGGGCGAAATAGTTTTCTCAGGCACGCACCTGATAACGAGACCTTACCATACAGACGGTTGACATCAAGCTTTAGATGCGTGATTTTGCCTTTAAGCGTGCAAACCTCTGAAGACCAACTAGATATGTTCGAAGAAAGTTCTAAGAGGGTGAAGGTTTTAACGGGAATCACAGCTAAAAAACCCGTCATCACCCTAGCTTCCCAGATTACGCTTCCTTCTGTCGTTAAGCCATTTACGGCTATTCGGATGAGCCCAACTGAGGTCTGGATCATCAACCAGTGATTGCACCTTTAAGGCGTATTTCGAGGATTGGCCCTTTAAGGCGTACTGGGAATTAGGCCCGTGCCTCCAGATGTTGGCTCTGGTCTGCGGCGTGTCGGGTAGCCGGTGCCGCGCCACCCACCTGTCGGTGTAGAGGCAGAACAGGCGGAAGCTGCCGTCTAAGCTGGATCGGTCCTTTAAGGAGGCTTTGTGGCCCCACGCTTGAACGTCGGCCACTACGGCGGGCTGGATTTGAGCCGGGCCTACGGCGGACCCATTGCGGGCGTTCAGGTCCCCGGCACTCTCCATCTGGACGATAGCGAGGAATAGGATGAGAAGTTGGGCTTCGGGCATTTTAGTAGATTTACTCGATTTAGTTGCCGGGGGTTCACCCTTTAAGGCGATTTGCGCTTTAAGGGGGATTTGCCCCTTAAGGAGCTTTTCCCTAATAGGCGCGCGCCCGGCAAGCCTCTTCCCCGCGCACGGGTACGTACAGGGCACTACGTAGGGGAAAGACCCTAGGCGTGCACCGGGGAATGTTGCCCAGTTCCGGAAATCGCCAGAAACGGCCTTTCCTTGCGTTTCTAGCCACTTTGACCCGCTGCGGCTACCGTGACACTCCCCGCGTTCCCCGCGCCCCGCAAACGCGAAGGAAACGCGCAAGCAAAGGCGCGGATCCCCGCAAATAGGCGCAAAAAAGCCTCCCCGGTGAAAGGGAGGCTTGAATTGGGTTTGGCTTGGGTTAGCCCAAAAGGGCGAGGCCGATGCCGTACAAAAGGAAGCCCGCGCAAACGACAAGCCAAAGGGCCGTTGCCACAAAGTCGCCCTTTTTCACGTGGCCCCGCTTTCCCTTGCGTAGTTCAGAACATCCTCAAACGTCGGGAAGCTTTCCCAATCCGCGTCCCCTTCGGCAACGTAGTAATTCCCCGAGATAGAGTCAAAGGCAACGCACGCAACGGGTTTCCCTGCGTTGTGGATTTCCCATAAATCGGGAAGGATTTGTTTCACGATCACGCGTCACCCCTTTCTGGATAGATAACAAATCCCGAATCGTCTTTTTTGGCTAAACCCTTGGCGCGCAATCCAACCACGCGGCCCCGCTTGTCCAGAAAGCGCAAATCGTGCGCGTCCCCATCAATTACGGGAATGCCGCCCCATTTAGCGGGAAGGGCGTTTCCCTTTTTGGTAGCGAACACGCACGCAACGTTTGCACCAGCTTGCGCTAATTCAAGCGCCGTTTCCCCATTACACTCTGAACGGGAAAAGGTTAAGGAATAGTTGCTAGGCAAGCGCCCCGCAAGAAACGCCCGCACGCGTGACGGGTTTTTTGTGTAGTCGTAAAAGGGAATGTTGGGAAAGCGCCGCATAAGGCAAACGCCCGCGTCCCCGCCAAGGTTTTCCCAAGGCAAATCCGACGTTCCATTTAGCCTTACGCACGCTTGCTTGCCTTCCCGTTCAGCCTTCCTTTCAAGCGCCGCAATGTCTTGCGCGAGGGTTTCAACAAATCCTTTAGGGGATTTGAAGAAGTCTCGGGTTTTAGAGATTCGGGCGTCCTGAACGTTGGAAAACGCACCCATCCCCGCGGTATTAAGGCAAGAGGCAATGCACCCTTCAGAGGCAAACGCGCAAACGTTGCGCCCGGAAAGGGCGTGTGGCGCGAGGTACAAAATCCCCGTAAGGAAACCGAGGGATTCGCCTTTCGAGGTTTTAGCGTCCCCGGAGGTAAGGTAAATCACGCGGCACCCCCTTTGACCTCGCGCACGATATGCACCCATTTTCCGGGCTGTAAGTGGGCCGAATCCGACACTCCAAAAGCGTTTGCCTGTAAGTTAAGGAAAAGGCGAACCGCTAAGGCGTGATTTTCCGCGGAGGAGTAGGCGTAATTCCAAGGGTAAACCTTGCGTGGCACCGTTTCCCCCGGAGACATAAAGACGCACGCGATACGCGTTCCCTTAGTGTCGGTAGCGGGAAGCACGCGGGAAATAACGGCGCGATTCACGCGGCACCCCCTTTCACTACGTGGCCAACTACCTTGCGAAGCTTTCCGTAACGGATCGACACCCGGTCCCCGGCAACGAAATCCCGGCACGATACGTAACCGGATCCGTGAAAGACAGAGGCTAAGGAGAAATCCTTCCCCGATTCAAAAGACGCGATTGCGTCTTTGCCTGAAGTGTAGTCCCGCCCATAAGCAGGAGTTAACGTAGCGCCGTTTAGTGAATGCATTTTTTGTTTTTGGTTATGCTCGAGTGTCTCGAGCGTGGCAAACAATACCACAGGCACCCCTTGCGCTTCAATACGTAGAAACGCGTATTTGAATCCCGGCACCCCTAGGCAAAGGAGATGTTCCCTTCAAAAGCAAAGGAGAGGCAGAGAGGACCGTAAGAGAGAGGCCAGAGTGGCGGCCAGAGTCACGGCCAGAGTGGCGAAGGAGTGGTGTGCAAGGAGTGGTGTGCAATCCTTTCACCTCTTAAAGCCTCGCCCCGCCCGCGCAGGTCTGCTACTCACACTTGTGCTCAGGGTATTCCCCTAGTTCTATCCCTAGGGTGATCACCTCTTCCCAATTGGGAGGGGGGAGGGGGGAGAGAGGTGGGGGGTGGTGGGTAAATTGGGATTGCTCCACTAAGCCCTTTTAAAAAATTTACAAGATGGTCCCCTAAAAGCCGCCCTGTGCGATTAGGCTTGATCTGAGCCCTTGGGGCGTACCAGCATAGCCCTATGTCTAAGGAACGCGCTAAACGGGCTAGAAAGCCTGTTAGTGAGATGGCGGTGGAGATTGCTAAGTTTGGGGAGGCTGAGGGGAACTATCTGGAAAGGCGTGACCCGGCTAAGGCCGTGAAGGCTTTGGAGATGTTGGCGGAGGGGTGCTCCTTTGGGAAGATTAGGGAGGAGCTGGGGATGAAGTGGGAGACGATTAGTCGGCTAAAGGCTAGGCATCAGATGGTCTTGGAGGATAGGCGGCGGGAGTTGGCGCAGGATGCGTTGGAGATTGCGGAGGGGTTGAGGCTGTTGCAGAAGGAGAAGATGCGGCAGTTGGCGGAGGACCCTGAGCAGTTGGCGCGGACCAACATCCGGGATCTGGCTATTCCTTGGGGGATTGCTAATGACAAGTTCCTTGCAGCTCTGGGGGAGAATAAGGTGGTGGTGGAGCACAAGGGTGCCGCGCCTAGCTTGGAGGATGCGATGAAGGCCATTGAGGAGGCTAGGGCTAAGCTGAAGGTCAGCAGCGTGGAAGTGGTGGCTAAACCTGTGGAGGAGACTCAATGAGCGACAAACCCAATCCGTACGTCCACTTTGAGGAGTTTGAGACGACCAAGCGCCTAAACGAGAGCATACACGAAAGCTACGACCGCTTTAGGCGTAGCGTAGACGGCATCAAGGGGCTGTCCGGCCAGCAGTTGGAGTATTTCCTGATTGCTATGGCTAGGCAGGCCCAGCAGCACGAGGATTTTAAGAACTACCCGATGCCCAAGGTGACGATAATCGACTTCATCTCTGATCTGTTTGAGAGGGGTAGGCCATAATTGTTGAAAAGACCGGGGTGTTTTTTCAACAACGCGCCAAGCGAACTAGGCTTTCCTTTAACTACGATTTCCGGCATTAAAGAAAACGAGGCTTTCCTTTAACAATGACCGACGACGAATGGTTTAAGAAGCGGCTCACACAACTCACCATCAAAAGCATATGAACGAGCAGACGATTCTTGAACGCGAGAACTGGGCAGCTAACTCTAAGAGGGTTGTACGGTGGGAGGGATACTGGCAATGCCCGAGTCATTGGCCGGCGATCAATCTCATTCCTAATTTGGAGGTTAGCTTTGAGACTGTTGACAACGGTGAGGGTAGACGGCTGGAGATACGTCTGCCACGAGACCTTCGCCTTAATGTGCTGTTTAACTTCTGGAACTTGGCTTGCGGGGTTTCGGTCTTTACCGGCATTCGGCTGGTTAAGTAACAATGGCCCTAGTCTGGGAACCGCACGAAGTTCTAAAGCCGCCGACTGACGAGGAGTTGGCGGCGATGGAGCCGCAGGATGTCCTGAAGCTCCACGAGCTTTACCACTCGGCTATCTCCAATAGCAGGCGTGACCCCTATCGGTACGGGTGGAAG